ATTATCTAGATTATAAATTTTATCTTTGTTTCGCTCTTTGTCATTACTATATCCATATATTACTAATATAGTAAATTTAGGTAATAAAGAAAGTCTTTGTAACAATACCTTTTGACCCCTAGATATTTCTTCACCATCTTTTTTCCATTCACCTAATAATATATAGTTATTTGTTTCTAATATCATATCAATATTAGATGGAGTAATAAATGGATGGCTAGGTATTGCGCCTTTAAAAAAGCCAAAGTCTACATGAATAGCTTGGCTATTTCTCATCCCTAACTCAGACACAAATAACTATTCCATTAGATCCTACTTGGCAAATAGTTACAGAGCCATCTGGCGCAAGTATAGTTGTCTGTTGACTAAAAGACTGTTCAGTCCAAAATATAGCCAATGCTGACATTATAATAATAAATAACCAATATGTTTTATTCATCATCAAACCTTTGTAATTGAGCTTCAATTTCAGGTGGGTTTACAACTTCTTCATCCCTTAAAACAGAAATAAGTTTATTTTTAAACCATTCAGACTTAGCTAAGTCTTCTTCTACATTACCTTTAAATGGGTAACGTAAGTCATACTTCATCTTACTACCTTTAAGATAACCAACAAACTCTTCTTTAGTTAAACGACTTTCAATAATATCAATTGTTTCTAGCCCACCAATATTATAGTGCTTTGGATGGTTTACATTATCTACCATAATTATCCCCTTAAAATAAATAAATTAATAATTTCATACATTCCATACGCTAACCACAAAATACTACCTATTACCAATGCCCATACAATTACATCAATAATTTTTTTTAATATTACCATTTTCCATATTCTCTACCATGGTTTACAGATGACCTATATTGGTAAGACTTTACTCTAGCTTTCATTAAAGACTGTTTATTAGTTAATGGTAATGGCAATTTAATTAGACCTTGCTCCTCAAGCATATTAGCCCTATATTTTGTTATGTTACATTCTAAATAAATTTGTTTCCTTATAGAATTTGGGTTGGCTTCCATATATGCTTTTATTTGTTCTGCTTTTTTTCTATCATCTAATACTGTATACATTATAGTCCTCCATTAGCTTCCACTAAACGTTTACTATCATATTTTGACATACCCTTGTATTCTTCTACAGGTTCACCAGGAAACAATGGTGTGATCTTAATATGGTGAGTTTTACCTTTAAGGTCTTTTAAATAAGATAGTTCATCTGGGTGAAATGACCATAAATAAGACTTCATAAGATCACCCGTTCTAACATCAAACTCTTCAAATAAAAATGCTACTGGCTTAGTCACAGAATACCAACCTTCCTATTTTAATATTGCAATTTTTCCATCCTGCCGGAGTACTAATACTATCATCATAAAAATGTAATTTTCTTGGCACTGGGTTGTTATAACGGTTTCTATGAATAACGTCTATAGCCAATATTTTAATCTTAAGAAAACGTTTCATATCTACTTCATCATGGTTTTCATCTGTCACTCCCTGAAATTGCCCATTGGCGTAGACTACCTCGCACGAGTCCTTTCCATAACCTGCTTTAATACGTTGACGTATAACATTCATTACACCAATAATTTCTTGTTGTGTTCCTGCCTCATGGTAAGCAGCGTGAGCATAACAACTCATGTGTAAGTCTAGTGTGTTAATGTCCATATAGTTTCTCGTATTCTGTCATACCTACTTTATCCTTTATCATACGTATAACGTATTCTCTATCAATTTCAGCAAGAAGTAAACAAAAGTCTCTCATAGGGTTATGTTTAACTAAAAACCAATTTAATGCTGTACGCCTAGTATGGTAATCTCTATTTTCTATAACGTCAAGTAGTGCGTGAGTTAATATAGCAATAAATAACCTACCTTCAGGTGTTGATACTAATTCGTTTCTTAAAGACTTTTTAGACTCTAAACTTAATAATATATTAGGCATTTATCATGGTTTTCTTTATATCAATTTTTTAATTGTGTGAGATAATATAATTGCAACATTTAATTAACATTTTAAAAGGACACTTATTATGTGGACAACTCCAGCAGCTACTGAAATGCGTTTTGGCTTCGAAGTAACTATGTACGTAATGAACAAGTAATGTGTATAGTGTGTATGGGGATGCTCCTAAAAAGGAACATCCTCATCTGCACCTTCAACAGCAGGTCCACTTCTTGTTTCAGCTTTAGGTTCTTTTAATTGAACTGTACCTGAAATAAACTTACCATTAGCACTTTCTCTTATCCAGCCACTAATACGAAACTCAATACCATCTACATTCATATTGCCTGTGTAGTTAGGTCTTTTTGGGTTATCGCCTTGATCGTTCTTAAATAATGCAAAAGTGTTTGTATTGTCATACTGTGCCATACTTTACTCCTTATTAAAAATTGGTTTCTTAGTCCAGCGTTTAGGTTCTATGTCATCTTCAACATATTTTATAAACTCTAGCGCTAATGGCGTATACCATTCAAGCCATGCTTTACTTCTGTCTACTACTTGTATCTTTGTTTCATTTGGTGTCCATATATAAAAATACGCATGAGGCATCTTACATACTTCCATTTGCATTTGCATTTGAAAGTAATAACGTTCAGGTATCTCTTTATATACTTCCTGAGAATACGGACATTTTATTTCAATAACATTGCCATCATAATACCCATCCGGACTTGCACCAAACGGTAATTTGTCATGTAATACAAACTTATTACCAGGCTCTACAATATCATCAAACTCTTTTTCCAAAGCAGATAATGCAATAGGCTCATGAATATTTCCATATTCAGTCATCTCATTACCTTCAAAAGGTGGTTCACGTAAAGTCATTTGACGCCATAACTTTTGTCTCTCATATACAGCCGACCACGCAATGCTAGCTGTAATGACGTTATGACGCCTACTATCTGTTAAATGACTCATGCTGCTTTCTTAAGCTCATTAGCATATTCACGTAATTCTGATTGAACTTCTGGTGACAATGCAAAGAAAGCCTGTTTAAGTTCACCTTTTTTAGATGCTTCTAACAATTTGTTTTTAGCGTTTGTTAGGTCAGACTCAGTAGGCTTAACTACTTCTTTTGCAGGTGCATCTGGCGCTATATCTTCTCCAGAGTATATGTATAAACCAATACCATGTAAGGCAATGGCTTTAGCTAAACAACGTTGCATAGCTGTATTAACTGCAAATGCGTCTGGGTTTACAATAGCTTTATTACGGTAGTCCATAACAGGTAATTGTGCTGTCATAGTTTTACCAAATGCTGTTACAGAACAAAATACCATAAGAGTTTCATTAAACTTAGCTGGCTCTTTATATTCCCATGTTGCTGCGGGATCTTGTTGAAGCAATGTATCTACAGCCCATGCCCATGATAAATATGATAAATTGTTTTTCTTTTCAATATGTTCTGATACGTCAATTTTACGTAAATCTAAATATTTACTCATTTGTTGTCTCCTGTTGTTTCATTTCCAGTTCGTGTAGTTCCTGCATCACTTGTTGGTAAAACATCAACTCTTCCATATTTTCTCTCCCATTCGTCATTATCAAGTTTTAACTCTTCGGTTAATTTTTTAAGTATTTCTGATATATGTTCTAAAGCCATATCATCACCAAATATCCTATTACGAAAATACATACTATCACAACAAAAACATTTTGTGTAAAATTTTCTTCTTCATAAGCATTGTCATGTTTATAGTCAACTCCATATCTTTCTTTATAACTTCTAGGTGTTTTAAAGTCCCATTGGTTATACCAAGTATGGTGTTTATCTTTATCCCATTTATAGTCATTCATCATGTTTTTCCTGTTGATCAAGTTTATGTTGTGCTTCTTGTTCTTTTTGTTCAAGACGTTCCATATCATCTAAATATGCGTCTGGGTCTAAATGTCTTTCCATTTCTTTCTCCTAAAGTTGACAACTAAATATTAAACCTCTTAAAAAATAAGTCAAGCATTTTATATAAAAAATATATTGTATTTATATTTTATTCATGTTAGTGTTCGTTTGCTATGGTAAATTTAAGATACATAATATTAGACGAATTTGATGGAAAACCTTTAAGAGCCTTTAGTAACAAGGCTTCTGCTACATGGTTTCTTGAAAATAGACCTG